TTGATAAATGGCTCGCGAGCACCAAGCAGGTCGATGATCTTATGATGTATAACCTCATCTCCAATAACCTAGGCGCAATTTCGGGAATTCAAAAGAAGTACCCTGACTTTCGACACAACGACCTTCACATGCAGAACGTATTCGTCGCTCAGCGCGGGTTTCTCATGGGAGATTTCGGCTGGGCCCGTTTGAAAAAGTCTGGAACTAATCCGGCCGTCAACACCGCAAATGGAACCAAGACGGCCTCGCACTGGGGCGTGGGCCCCAAGACGGACGCTCGGTACGACCAGCACTTGTTCCTGAACGAGCTTCTTCAGTGGGCAATGAAGCACCACGCGGACAAGCACCCAAAGGCGATTGCGTTTTTGAAAAAGGCTATACCGCCCGGGTACCGCGGCGAAGAAAACACGCACGTGAACCAGTGGCGTCTCAAGTACGGTGACGCTCACCCGGACCTGCCATCTCTTGACGAGATTATGACTTTTTCGTTTATGAAGCAGGGGAAGAAGCGCGTGTCGTCGCCAAACTTGATGGCTGTCAAGGCGAAGCTGAAGGCGACTGGACGCAAGCTCTCCCTGGCCCGGAACAAGTCCCCGGTGGTCAAGAAGGCTGTGCGCCCGACGGCACTCAACTTGCAGATCGCCAAGGCGAAGCTCAAGAAGACGACGGCGAGACCCATGGTTTCTCCCGCCAAGTTGCGGGCAGCCAAGGCGAAGCTCAAGCCGGCCCGCCCCCTGCGCAAGCTGAACGCCAGTCAGCTCAAGGCTGGCAAGGCGAAGCTGAAGCCCGCCGTCAAGACCAAGCCACTGGCCCGCAATCTCTTTAAGAATGCCAAGTTTGACAAGCTTGTCGAGTGGTACTGGAAGAACAACGGTGCCAGGTCTGGGGCCAACTACGACAACGCATGGACCAAAGCGAGGGCCAAGGCGACCCGGCTTGTGGAGCTCCGGCTGCACCGTGGGAACGTCGCATTCTCACCGAACAAGATTGGCGGGAGCGTCCGAAAGGTCCAGACGGTTACTCAGATCCTAGCCATCCCGCGCGGTGTGAGCGTGACGGCCGCAAGTGCCCTCCCGGCCAAGAACCTGGAGGCGGCGGCTGCGCGCATGCGACAGCGTGCAGCCAACCTGGCGGCGAAGCGTCCCAAGATGATCGTGACGACCAAGGTACCAAACTCCAAAAAGTCTGCTCACGAGTACAGCCCGACGAGCGGTCGCATCAAGGTCCGTGGACCGACGGGTCGCCTGGCCTACGTGAACGGTGCGGCCATCAGCATGAACTTCCTGAAGAACCTGGCGCGTCAGCGCGGCAAGAACATCACGGGTCTCAGGTCAAAGGTTGAAATCGCCAAGCGAATTTTCTCAGGTAATAAGAAATGAAGACGAAGACTTGCGTCCTCATCGCTCTGGCCGTGATTGCCTTCCTGCTCTTCTCCTTCAAGATGGTGTCATTTGCCAACGGCCTGACCCCTCCTGACAAGGGCAACATCATCGTGTACGGTTCCCAGACCTGCCCGTGGTGCGTGAAGCAGGAGAAGTACCTGATTGACAATGGCCTCCCTTACACTTTCGTTGACTGCAAGCAGGATGGCGCCTGCCCGGAGTTTGTCTCTGGGTTCCCGACCCTCCTGGTCGACAACGTGATCAAGGTGGGATACAATGAGATCTAGAAAGGTACTGGATCAATTTAAAAACAAAATTAACCTTCGTGTAAACCCACGAAGGTTAATGTTGTATGGAGTTCCCGTCACAAGTCGCGATGCGACTTGGCCCGTCTAGCACTTGAACAGGGCCAGTGCGATGGCCAGCAGCAGGGTCTGCGGCAGCGTGTCGACCGTCTTGAGCACGCTGATGTGCTTGACCAGGGACTTGTTCCACAGGAAGCGCAGAACAATCGTCATGATCACAATGTAAATCAGGAAGATCACCAGGTTATAGATGAGCTCCTTCTGGGAGCGGGACTGGAGAATGTTCAGCATTTACTTTTGACAAAGAAAAAAGTTGGCCTGAAGTAAGATGGTGGTGGCCCCTAAGCGACGGCCGGTCGTCAAGAGGCCTGCCGTACGCCGTGCTTCAAAGACCAAGGCGCCGCCGCCACGTCGGAAGACGACTGTTCGTGGCCTACCCCTGTCTGGGGCCGAGCGGACCTTTTCCTGGGATCCCTGGGGCTCCAAGGGTGTCACGCACGACAATTGCTACGACTACGCATTCGGATCCTTTTCGAAGAACCGAGTCGCCAAGAGCGTACCCGGGGACCGCAGCGGAATGAAGGCCAACGGCCTGACCTTTACGACCTGCACTGGAATCGTCCAGCGCGTCCTAAGCGATAACCCTGGGTCCGTCTACCGCATGAGCCCTGGCGCTCGGTGCAAGCCCGGGTTCTACAAGGTTATGTGCTTCGTGGCCCCTTCAAATGATTTTGGCAACTCTACAGGCGATTTCCATTGGTACGTCCAGAACAATGCAGTCCGTTATCGGATTCGTTCTGGGGATACAATTCCGGCTCTTGCCAAGTTTTTCAGAGTGAGGCCCGCAACCATTGTCGCGGCCCTTCCCAAGGCATCGGCTCCCATAAGCCCAACAGATGGGAAGATTTCCACAAACAATTCTAATTTTAAATTGCCAGTGGTTCGATCCACGACGAGCTATCCTCGTCCGCCTGTTGGCAAGGTGATCACATTGCCGGTGAACCTCTGGTCTCACAAGCAGGGTCATGCGTCTGGCCCCCTGATGATCGATGCGTCCGGAAAGACGATCGTGGATCCCCGGAAGTCGGATCGCAAGTGGCACCCTGGGTTCCACTACACCCGTTTTTGTTCAGCCTACGGTGTTCGACGTGGGTTCGCGAAAACTGGAAACAACGGGAACCGGTAGGCCGAGTTGCACGAGAATATCACCCATGTCCTCGTCCTCTTCGATATCAAAATGAAGATCTGTGATGAATCTTCCAGGCCCTGGAGGTATGAGCTGTCTCATATCGAGCCCGAACCCCTCCATGATGTTGTGGACGTTCGATGCGTCAAATGGCAGGAGGGCCCTTTGACCGTCCTGTACCCTCTCTATGATGAGCCGACACTTGTACGTCGGGACATCAAAGGGAACTCTGCACATGGGACACGTGGGGTCTGGCCCGGTGCAATTAGACTTCCAGCGGTTGATGCACGAAAGGTGAAACTCGTGCCCACACCCAATCTTCCGGGTCTCCCTCTGTCCCCCCATGGACGAGAGACACACGGCACACTGGGGGCCCCTATGTTGCCAACACCTGTCCTGACCGTCGGGCAAAATTTGTTTGCAATTTCCACCGGTCAGGGTTTGGGATCCACACCGGCGGCTCATACACCATACCAAGGGAACTTTTACCTACCGGCGGCGCGCTCGAGCCACCTCGAGCTCGAGGGACCTGATGGCATCTCGGTACTTTTCCCTCATATTGTCCTCGACGTGCTTTCGGAAGACGACCAGGGGGTCGTCGTCCTGCTCCATGCGACACGTAGGACACTCGATAGAGGTCTCGAACCAGGTCGTGATGCACTTGTTGTGGAAGACGTGCTTGCACTTGAGCCTCTTGTCGTTCCGCTTCGTCGCCTCAAGACAGACGGCACATGTCTGGGAGAGATGCGCATGGCATTTTCCGTCTTCGACCGCCTTTTGTTTGCATTTCGTTCCGTTGAGGGTCACTGACGAACAGTTCATGCTCTACTAGGTGCCTATAAATTTCGGCGTGTATTTTCTCCGCAGGCCTGTCCGCATTCACAAAGAGGACCTTGCAGGGCACGTTTGCGAGGAGTTTCTTGTAGGCCGCATCAAGTTGCTGCAGGTAGTCGAGCGTGATGGACCCCTGATCCCCGGGCTGGTTCCTCCCCTGGATGTGCTCGAAGCACCTCTCGGGACTCTTGGAGAGGTAGATGAAAAGGTCAGGGCGCCAGGCATGCTTATCGTACAGCTTGTCGTAGATTGCATCCTCCTTGGCCGTCACGAGACCTTGCTTCTTCATCACCTCCCAAAAGACCCACCTGGAGCTCATGAGCGACCTCTCGAAGAGGACCAGATGCGGGTCATCCCTCGCTGGCTGGTTGGTCAAGAGGATGCTGGTGTGAAGCAAAAAGGCCCAACGTGCTGGATCATTGTAAAATTCCTCGAGTGGCCAGTCCTGTATGGCTTCTCGGCGAACTGTATAGCCGGTCTTTTCCAGAAGACTAAGCTGCGTCGTCTTACCGGACCCTATGTTGCCATCGATGACGACACGGAGGGCCCGTCGGATCATTAATTATTTAGAGTTCTATTCCTTTACGTAAGGTTCAGGCATGTAGGTAGAAACGGTCGGAGCCGGAGCCGGAGCCGGAGCCGGAGCCGGAGCAGGAGCCGGAGACGGGGCAGGCGCAGAGGGGCACACGGGGCACTCCTTTTTGTAGCACAGGCCCACACTATCACAAAGCTGGTTCGTGAATGACAGTGACATCCAGATGATGAGGAAAAGGACGAGAACACCTGCGAAAACAGCAGCGATAGACATTTACTTTATGTTAATATTTTATTCATTCTCGACAAGGACCACCACCTGACCGGTCCGGCATGCGGCGTTCCGGACGGGCAGAGACAGGCCCTCAGGTCCCTCGGCCTGGAGGGTCGCGCGGTACTTATAGTTGTCCTGGAAGGCAATCCCCTTCTCGGCCATAATCTGATCGTTTAGGATGCGGCTGGACGAAAACTCGGTGAGGCAGCGGCCATCGGCCATGCCATAGCGCTGAGACATTTGAGATTACACTAGATTTTATTCGCAAGGACTCGGTGCCACTCCCCAAACGTCGCCCCCATGATGTTGTCGAACAGTTCCGGCTGCGCTGCGGGTTTGATGAGGATGGCCGGGTCCCTCAAATTTTGATTCAAAATTGAGTAAGCCTCGGCAATCTCATCCAGTGTCTGAGCCCCCGTCACGATGATCTTCCCTGTACTGAAGATGCTCGCCGTCACCTGCTTCTGCCCCGGCTTGGGGACGAACTTGACCTTGACTGCGCTGTACCTGTCGGGGTCGAAGGTGACTTTGAAGGGACTCGGCATGTCCCGACCGGCCTTCGAAAGCTTCCCTATAATCTTGAGGAGGTTGACAGAGGAGTTCAGCGAGAAGTTGGTGTTGATCATCTTGACCGAAACCTCATCGACCGGGACAACCGCCTCCTTTCCAAGGACGACCATCAAAATAAAGGACAGTTGCTTGAGGATACGCCGACAGTCGAAGAGGTCGGCACACCCGGCCACCTGGATAGAGCCGTTCGGGAACAACTTGATGCTCTTGCGGGATGAGTGGTCCTCGTAACCAATAGTCACCTGGTTATAAAAGGCCGTCTCCTTCATCTTCCACGCAAACCCGCGCGACCGGGACCCCTTGGGCCGAACATAGACCGTCTCAAGTTTCTTGAAATTCTCACGAAACTTGGGAAGATCGATCGCCTCCAGAAACTTCGAACACATCGTAATTGTCGTGATGCGGACCCACGATGGATCGGGCATGTCTGTTTGTTCAATCAGACCTGCCCGGACGCGGTTCAGTTTCTGAATGTAGGCGAAGGAGTCCATTCTCTTT